GTGTTGTGCCGTCACAGTATGCCCCACCACCTTTCCCGCCACCGCCACCGCCACCGATTAAACCGAATGCGTTGTCAATGGTAACGTCCGTTGTAAACTCTGCTGCTGGGCCGCCAACAGCGCCCATGGTCGCCGTACCGGTAGAGCACACGCCAAGCTCTGTTGTCGCATCAGCGCCATCGCCCCCTAAGCCGCCCATGCCAACAAACTGCCCCTGATTGATAATCTTCAGCGTTGCGCCGCTTGCAAACGTGCCTTGTCGGAATGCCGCCCACGACGTTGACGTTGAGCCGAATACCGCGCCCTGACTGACCACGACTATATATTCTTTTGCCTCAGAGAAGTCGAAGTTATCCGACAACACATAGTTAAAGTATTCGCCTGCTGGGATGTAGTAGTCAGCATTTGGGGGAACGTTGGCCTTGTAGCTAATACCTGTAACGCGCCACTTATCCGCTCTACCTGTGGCGTTGATGCCGATACACTGACAAGTCAGCACTTCAGGCTCGAATGCTCCGTTGCAGTAAACACGGTTGACAGTTTCAATGGCAAACACGCATCCTAACCACATGCGCCCGCCGTCAACGGTTCCGATGTACTTCGAGTCCACTTCAAACGACACCTCGACAGGTACTTGGCTAAACCGCGCCACGTTGCGCTGTGCAATGCCTGTGGCGATTTGGTTGCCGTCAGGTGTATTAGGTAGCCACCGCGAAACAACGTCCGCTCCTGCGTTTTTGGTGCCTAGCCTGCTCTTGTCTTCTTCAAGAATTGCCGCCACACGGAATGTCTTTGCATAGTTGCGCTGCTCTTCGTTTGAGTAGTCGAGCGGTGCCCACGATACGAGTTGTCGCGTAACTAGCTTGTCAAACTTGTTTTTAACTTGCAGCGTGCCTTCTTCGATGTGTTCGACTTGGTTAAATGTGATCACAGGTGAGTCGAAGTTTGGCGTTGCGGTGATTTTGATTTTGCGCTCAACCACGTCGACGTACATGGTCAAGCCTGCGATTTGGATAAGCTCGTTAACCAACTTCTTAACGTCGGTTTCTTTTGCAATGCAGTTTTTCAACATAAAGCCGGACAGCTCACCTGTTTTAAGAGCATTCCACTCTGTTGACGGAATGTAAGTTTCGTCAATGTCTGTATAGTCGCGGAATATCTCGTCGAGAATGTCGATGATGTTGGTTAAATCAGACCACGCCAAGCACCGCTGCACGGTTGTATTGATGCTGTGCTCTGCTGTCGTGGTTCCGAATGCGCCTCGTGTATCTAATGACACAACCACCGGAGAAACGCCTGTTGCGCTTGTGACTGTGTAAAGGATGTACTCTGAATCAATCGCAAGCGTGCCTGTCGCGCCATTCGCACCAAACTTCGCTTCGATTTCCGCAGCCGTCAAGCCGCTTTCAAGGTTAATTGTTGCGGCAGTTGATGATGTAGTCAGCGCTGCGTTTAACGTCGCATTGCTCGTTTCAGGTGCCTTTGCGTTGATACCATTGGTTAGCGCTAGTACGTCGACAAGTGAAAAAGTGATGCCGCCTTGTAGTGTTGGTCCTTGGTATTCGTCAACAATGTAATGCTCAGTGACGAAGTTTGCAGCATCGTAAACACCATCGATCAAATAGCCGCGCTTGATTCGTGCAGGTCGATTCTTGACGAAGTTGCGAGCAAACAGTTTCGCCCAATGCGAACCAGTCACGCGTCGGTCAGCGTAGACGCCTTGTAGCTCGAAAGCATCGGTCGAAACGAAGTCTTTCAGGCTGATATTGGCAGACGCACGAAAACCGATGTCGATACCTGGATTTGCGTTCGGTGGATTGCTCTTTGCATCAGTCAAATACGGAAAGCAGTCGAGATTGCTGATTGCGGTTGTGCTGTACCGGTACGTGCGGAATTCGCCCTCTTTGTATGCGCGAAAGTCGTTGGTTGTTTTTGGAGTGCCGTAGCTTGTCGCATCGGTGGCAAACTCTGCATCGTACGCTGGGTCGTTGATGTCTAAATCAATCTCAAAGATAGTGCACGCTTGGCGCTGCGTCGTTAGTTTGATGCTGTCAAAGCTCATGCGCTGACACCTCGGATAGTTAATTGCAGCGATGTGAAATACGACGTATCAAATTTTGGCTTTGATGTTTCCCAATGACCGAAAATAACAGCGCCTTGTCGGTCGTACTGGTTCCAGCCGCACCACACTGGACGACCTTTGGCAATGGCTCTGAATTGATTAAACTGTCCGTCCATCCAATCCGGTGTGATGTAGTTAAACTGCATAACCTGCGTTGAGCCTTTGCGCTCGATGGTAGACGCGCCAACGTTGAGCGACTGCGTTGTGCTAACGGTCACTTCGTCATCATCTGACCACTCGGACGGCTGCAAGCCAACAGAAGGCAACGACGGCATTTGCAACGCTTCACCAAACGCAGCCTCGCCGACGTAAAGCGCCGAAACGCTTGTAAATACAAACTTGGCTTTGGTCGTTTCTACTTGCGTGAATACGCGCATAACGGGGGCGGAATCAGCGTCGGCGGTCAGGTTGCATTGCAGCACCCAATCCGCGCCGCTCCATGTATAAAAGTCACACTCCACGCCACCAGATAGCCAGTTGACGCCAGCAAGCCCTACGCAGTTAACCGATTGACTTGCGAATGACAGTTCGACCGTATTCGTGCCGCTTGTTTTGCTGTACAAAATGTTGGTCATCCAGTCATGCAGCCGCGACACATCGCCGCCACTCACAACGGTTGCGCCGTCCATGGCGTTTTGGTACAGGATAAATGTTGCTTTAGTGTTTGAGTCGCCAGCGACAACCGCTTCAGGTGATAGAAATAAATCCACATTATGCTCCTTGTAAGCGTTGCACTGATTCTAGGCTTGTGACGATGCGCTTGGTAAACGCAACAGGTAAGACGTCATCATTATCAAGCCTGCTTAGCTGCGTTGCAAGGTCAGACAATCCAGCAATCTCAAACGCGCCAACGTTCGGAGCAGCTTGTGGCGTTGTTGGCAGTGTTGGTGATGCGCTTGATACCGACGTAACAGAGCCGCCTCCGCTGATGTTGGTGGATTTGATGGTGCTGATAAGTGCCGCACCTTCTGCCGCTACCTGTGCAGCAAACGCTAGGTTTGCAGGGTATGGATTGTTCAATGCCTTTGCCACGCCCGCGGTGATGTTGACAACGGAAGTAGCAATCGCTGCGTTTTTCTGTGCTTGGAATGACTTTGAGCCAAACGCGCTAATGAGTTGCACTGCCGCATTTGCCGCTGACTGCTGCGCTGAAAGCTCTTGCATCCAGGCGCGCTGTTTCAGTTGTAGCTGTGCCTGCGCGTATTGGTCGTTAATCGCCAGGATTTGCTCTTGATACTCAATCTCAGCTTGCTTCTTCTGCTCTTTGCTGATGTTGTCGAGCTCAATCAGTTGTTGATACTCAGTTGTGGCGCGTAGCAGCCTTGCGCTTGTTTGCGCTGCTAAATCCGCTTCCTCTTGCGTGAATGCTTCGTCGCGCACCGCTTTCTGTAACGCAGCTTCGCTTGCCATGGTTTGCGTTTCAAGCCGCATATTGGCAATGCGTTGGTCTATGCGCTCTTGGTCTCGTCGTGCGCGCTCTGCGTTGCGTTGGTCTTGCTCTCCCTGCTTAGCCCATGCTGCTGCTTCTGCGTTTATCTCAGCAGTTAATGCTGCTTGCGCTTCTTTTTGTGCTTTCTGCGCCTGCTCAAGCTCGTAGTTGCTGATAATCAAGCCTTTGATTTTTGCGTCAAGCGTTTCGACAGAATCCGCGCCTGTTTGCCATGCTGCCGCTTGCAATAATGCTGCAAGCTCGCCTTGTTTTAGCGCGATTTGTTGCAGCTCAAGCTGCTGCGTTAGGTTTGACGTTTTGTCGATGGCGTCGTTTTGTCCAGTAACAAGAGATTTGTTGATAGTGTCCCCGGTTTCAGTAACCGTCTTTTTCATCTCTTCTAAAGCTGCTTGGGCTTTTCTTGTAGCCTCGCCAACAGCGGTAAGCTGTACAGCTAACCGCTCCTGCGCTGGTCCTGATGCGTTTTTCAGCTCATCGGTTAGTCGTGCGGATTCTTGCCGCAGCGCCTGCACTTTCTCAAATTGCTTGTCATAAACAACATTAAGCTTCCCGATTTCAACTTGCGTGAAAGCCTTCTTGCTTTCTGGGTCTAGGTCGGCAAGCTTCTTTTGTAACTCATCCAACTTCCCTTTCAGCTTGTCAGACTCATTGCCAGCAGTGATAAAGCTGCTAATGAGTGGCCCGCCAATCGCAGCAGCGATACCAACCACCGCGCCAAGCAGAGGGAAGCCCAGCACATAACCTAAGTCCGCCGCTTGTTGTGACAGTGCCACCAACGGCGAAACGCCACCTTGCACCTGCCCAACGAATTGTTGGATCTGGATACCAGCTTGGCCAGCTTGACGGCCAAAACCTGCCAGACCTTGCGATGTACTGCCAAGCGCTTGACTGACTGCCTGTGCTGTTTTGGTGGTCTGCGTGTTGACCTGATTGAGCTGATTAATCTCTGCTGTGGTTTTGTCTGCAGCAGTACCCAATCCAACCATCGACTTATCAAGCTGATTAATCTGAGCGGCGCTGTCGCCTGCGTCGATTTTTACGCGAATGATTTTATCGGTCATTTCTTACCTCGCTTGATAGCGTCAAGTTCACGCTGCCGCTTGTCGTTAATCAGTTTCATCAGGTGGTCATCCAATCGCTTCAATACATTGATAGCCAAATCTTGCTCGTAACTTATTGTAGCAGTGACCGCTTGTAATGTCGCTAACGCGATTCTTCGGTCTGGCTCGCACTCTCTGCGTGCATCGTAGAAAGCCATAAGCAGCTCAGACTGCGCATCATCAAGCTCGACCGCTTGCATTTCTTTGAGTATCGCCGCAGCGTGATTGGTGCCACCAAACTTATCGAGCGTTAACGCCGCTTCGTAATCTTCACGCAAGTTCCGACCGTTGAAGTCGGACGTTACTTTTTTTCTAGCTTGTCTCCGTCGGCTTGCGCTTCTTCGTGCAAATAGTTTTCAAACCGAAGCGCCGCAGAAATAAGGATGTCGTTTAGCGATAGAAAATAGTCAGGATTAGTGAAGATGTTCCGCGCAGCTTCTTTGCTGTACTGTAATGCGCCGTCTTGGTCGTTGACACCTTCCCAATTGGTCACGCCGTATTCAGTCAGCCAATGGCCATAAAGCCGGTTATTGTCGACGTCTTGCATCTTATGAAATGGTCCATACAGCGTTTGCCGGATGTTTTTCAGCGCTTCTTGGCTCTCTTTCGTGCCAAGCCTGCGCACGTAAAACACGGAGGAGCCAACGTAAATCGGTGAGCCGTTTTGTTGCTTATCTTTTGATTCTCGGTAGTCTGACAGGTTCATGTTTCACCAATAAAAAAGGGGCGTTAGCCCCTAGTTTATACTGCTTTATCGGTTATGCCCAGTTGCGGAATACCGCCACTGTATAACCAAGCGTGTCTGACTTTTCAGCCGCTGCACTGAATGAGTTTGAGCTGATGGCGTTTTGGCCATCTTCCATGTCCCACTCAGTAATAACAACTTGCGGCAAGTAAATCACTGTTTTTGCGCCGCTGCCGTGGTCGAATTCGACACCGTAAGCAATGCGAGTTCCGTTATCGCGCAGCAGTTTTACCTTCAGCGCGTCGGCAATCGTTGAGCGTGATGCACCATCAAACGAAACTTCAAACTGACCACGTGACAGGCGCGGCGTACAACCAGCGGCTTGGTCGGTTTGGTAGTTGTTGTTAATAGTCAGGCTTGTAGACTTAATCACACACAAAGCGGTCAAGCTGTCAAAGTACCAATTCGCCACGTTTTGCACCGCAGACAATGGAGCGTCTACCGATAAAGCAGAGTCAGTTTGACCGCTGATTGACGTGGTTGCAGCGCTGTCACGCTCGAACATCATAGAGACAGTCGATGTGATAATGCCGGTTTCGCCAACTTCAACAGTTTGCTGATTGATAATACCGTCGTATGGCGTTTCGTAGTTCACACTGCCAGCGGATGCGCCGTCGATAACACGGTTTTGTCCGGTGTAGTAAGTCGGCGTGTTGGCGTTGTACGTTTTGCTGCACTTAATCGCCACCGATGCGCCGGCGGCTGCTGTTGCTGCCGGTGCAGGGTACGTGCTAATAGTGCCGTTGTTGGCTTTTGCAGTGATGCGGTAGGTAATGTTTAACGCAGTATTTGCAAAGCCAGTCACGAAAATAAAGTCACCTACAGACAAGTTAGTAAAGCCGTTTGCAGAGTCGGTAAAGCCTGTTGCAGTTGCTGCAAACGTGGTGCCGGACAAGCTAATCACTTGCTCAGTACCGTGGATTGCAGAAATCAACAGCGCCAGGCTTTGCTTGGTTGCTTCTGTTGAAATCTCAGCGGCAAGCTCTTTGGTGTCTTGCACTTGTTTAGCTGCGTTGAAGTCGAGGCTCACTTCGCTCGATTGCGTGTAGCTAATCGACTTTTTAAAGCGTCCGCTCGTGCGCCGGACAGGTTCAAACACTGGGCTGGTGTTAATCGCGCCCTTTGCGGTTTGAGGTGATAGGTAAAACTTCCAATCGCCGCCAACAATTTGACGGTCTGCTACTGTTGTCGGCATTTAAAAGCCCTCGCAATAAAAGTTAATGGTCACTTGATAGCCCAACCATGGACTATCTTCGATTTTAGCGGTATTTGCTTCAAAAGTCTTTACATTGCCGAATTCTGTGTTTTCCAGTAATGCAATAAACGACTCGCACAGCGATAGATTGCCGTTAATACCTGAGCCTTGAGGCGTGAACACGTCAACAACAATCAAGCCGTTGCGACGCACCCATGATGAGCCCGAGCCAACGGCAACATTAGTTGATGCGGTATTGATAACGGTCAATCGTGACCACGGCGCGTTTGCGGGTTGCTGCCAGCCTACTTGGTTGGGGTATTGGATGGTGACACCCGCCGGCGGAGCGCCTGCGATCTTTGCGACAATGCTTTTGACTGCCTCGGAAAATCTTTTATCTGCCATAAGCGACCGCCTGTTCGATTGCAGTTTCGACGTACTTGCTACCAGCCTGCTCAGACCATCCTTCATTAAGGCGCTGAATGTATGGAAGGTTATTGCAAATCCAAATGTCTGGTAGCGAGTCTGCTGGGTATTTATCTATCACTGACTTGGCTAGGTTAATCGAGAAGGTACCAACGCGATCAAACGTTGATTCGTTGTCATTAGTGCCATTCTCTGGACTGTTCAGGCTCATCAACCAATTAGCCTTGGCTCTGCCGTCTCTAAATGGCGTTGCCGCAACAATCGCTTGGTCTGCTAAGATGCCAAGTTTGCGCATTTCCTGTGACGCGTACTCGGTCAGTTCAACGTGGATTGATAAGCCGTCTGCGTATGTTGCCATCAGCGTGCCCTCAATGTCAGCTTAACCGTCGCGTCGGCTGCGTCGTACTTCACAGCAGTAATTGACATTGCAACGCCGCCAAATGTCACGTAATCAGCAACGGATGGTATGACCGAATCGATGCGCGTATAAACCGCGCCAGTGTCGCTCTGCTGCGCGTCGGTGCCTTGCCAATCAATCATATCAACTGCAAACTTTATCGCGCTGTAGGTGTGCTGCGTTGCGCCTGTGATGGATTCGCTAACAGGGTTATACGTACCGCCCTTGGTGATAACCAATGTTTGGCGAAAGTCGGCAAACTCATCGTCGATAAGCTCCGCAGCTAGGTCTTTGAATTCTTGCTTCGTGGTGCTCATCCGCGCATCAATCCACTTGAGCCACGTACGAATTGCGCTAATAACTTATCGAGCTCAGGAACCCGCGGCTTGTATGTGACTTGTGAGCCTGATTCGTAAGTTGTCGACTTTGAGCCAACACCATCAAGCGACTTTGACTCAGACGCAACTAACGCGCCCGTGAGCGTTGCAGTATCAAGCGTTAATCGCCCGGCTTGCTGTAGCTCAACCGCCTTTAGCGCTGCTTTGTTGATGTTGGCAATGCTGACTTCAGTTGTCGGCAGTTTCATCTCTTGGTCAGTTGCAGCAGGTGAGCCTTTGAAGTTGTAATACGTGTCGATGAAGTCAGCAGACAGAACTAAAGCTGAATCAAGCGTAGAATAGTCCACGCTGATATTGCGCTCGCAAGCGTATGATTCGTACTCTGCTGATGTAACGTATGCGTTGGTGCCGACTGTGATTGTCATTACTTGCCTCCAAACGCAAACAGTGCAGCTAGTGCAGCGGGACTCAGAATGGTTGTCAGCAGTAACCCGCTAATCTTGCCGCCTAAGCCTTTGACGGATTCGATAACTACTTGGTTGGCTGATGCTTGCTCGCGCAATTCTTTGACGTCCTTTGCAAGCTCTGCGCTTTGCTGTGCAACGTGGTCATGCTTGACCATATACCGCTCGAGCGTTGCCACTAAATCTTGGATTGCCTTGGTTGATAGCTTTTGGCCGTCAATCATCTCACGCGTTGAAGTTTGGATTTGAATTATCTCGCGCTCGTGCTGGTCTACTTTCTGCCGGAGGCTGTTCAGTTCTTCGCTCATTTTTGGTAAGCCTAAATAAGTGGATGATTACTATTAGAGCGATTATAGTCTGCACCGTTAGCATGATG